TCTTGTATTGCAAGACCGCGCTCAAGCATAGATTCAAGTATTTGTTTTTCTTCGTCGTTCATGTCCTTAGACACATCATCGACCATCATGTCTATTTCTTTTTCAGAAACAGGACCTCTTTGCATCATGTCTTGTGGTGGCATTTGCTCACCTGGACGCATCATCATGTCCTGGACAACTGAACCGCCCTCTTGCAAGCCATATACTCTCTGTAAACTTTGATCTAATGTATTCATGGTGTACTTACAGTTACTGCTCCTAAACTAATTGTTGCAGAGATTCCAGTCAAGTAAGTTTGATGTTCATACAGGTTTCTAAACTCTGTACCATCAAAGGCTTGGTGAACCTCTGTCGTTGTGTTAAATATAATGGCTCCTGTAGCAAATTGCAATTCGCTAAGGTCTGTGGAGTTAAAAGATTTTATCGTATCTGGATCTACTGATCCTAGGTTAATTTCTAAAATTCTTATTAAGCGATTAAAAGTATCAGCTGTAACATTTTCGCCTACAGCGAGCGGCAACTGAGTAGGAAGTAATTTACTCATTATCTACGCCCAGATGGTTGAATTTCTACTCTTGTACTACCAAGCCTCCACTTGTAATTTTTCTTATCGTTTTCGGTATTATCATCGTCTGATTCAAAACGTAAGACAAACTGCCTGGTTCGAGATCTTAAAGAACCATAAGTAGAATTTGGCGTTATTTGCGTGGTTGAATCTGTAGATAGGGTTTGGTTGCTAAAGTCTCTTCTTTTAACCACTACATTAATAGCAGGATCTTGGCTTGTGCCTATATCATTAATAAATAAAATATCTGGTAAAATTCTTTTTAAGAAAACAAAGTTATCGCCATCTGCTATGTCAATGTCAGCAGATTCAACAAAAACACCATCCATAGCGCTTGCATCGTTATTAAATCCTTTTTCATGCTCATAGATATATTTCGTAGAATCTGACTCTCCAGCAGCCAAAGGCCTGTCTAACACACCAGCTGCAAGCCAACTATACCTTTCTAAAGATCCTATACTCCAAGATCCTTCTTCATAGTTGTAGATTGCATACCTAGATATTTCTTCTGTGTTATCTGTTAAAGATGGATAAAAAAACCATACTTCTGAAAACTCTTCATTAAGGCCAGCAAAACATTTATAGGCTTGCGACTCATTGAGATCTGAAAAAACATAATCTTGCACACTGCAAGGTATTTGTTGAACCGATCCGTTATAAAAGTAAAATCCACTTTTTGACATGTAGTAAACACCTTTTGGTGAATTACAAAAAGCCTTGGGACCAATAAGACCAGATCCCTCATTAATTAAATTTACTGCAAAAGTTAATGGAGGGCCAATAAAATTCATTGAATACAAAGATGTATCTGTCCATATTAAAACTTCTTGCCTGGCCTTTACTCCACCAACAATAGATGAACCAGAAGATAATCGTAAAGATCCAGCTGTATTTGTTGACAGTGGCTCAAACTCTAATGGGTTTTCTTGATCACTAAATGCAACAAGCATTGGATCTAAAGTTCCTGTTCTTGCTGTTCCTGCATCGTTTAACGGATCGGCACCTAATACAATCAAATGCCTATCAGTCTCAGATGTTATAGTTTGCAATCCTAGTGTTGGCACTAAATTAGCTCCACTTGTAGTAGCTAATTCAACTGCCCTCGTTTCAAGACCATTGTTTTCAACCCATCTGTATATTCCGCCTCCTCTTGGATTAATAATAAGATCCTCTCCATAATTGTCGTGCGTCCATAAACGCAATTGGTTTGTAGCTGAAATTGCAGTTGAGGACCCCCAAGCACCAGTGTTCCAGGGACCCACACCCCAACCAGTTGATTCAACATAAAAATCTAACCCAGAATTAATTAGATAGACTGCATCTGTTGCAGATCCACCATTACCAGAGTCACTTGCATTTGCTGTTACGGTTACTCCAGAAGTATTTTTTGCTTCCATCGTATAACTATTAGCGTTGAGAACTGTTACTATTTGATACTCTTGGTTAAGGACTGTTGCTGTAACATTACCTCCTAAACTAACAGCACTTGAAAAAGTTACAAAATCACCATTTACTGCACCATGACCAGTATCTGTAACTGTAAGTGTAGAAGACCCATTTGTAGCAGCAAAAGTTGCTGCGTTTGTAGTAGTTTTTCTTATTGGTGTAATGTCGTTATAAGCATTACCCTCTTCGATATAATATTTATTTGTAGTTCCCAGTCCAAGGTATTTGCTACCTCCTAAAGAAATCCAAGCATGTAATCCCCTGGGAGATCCAACAATAGTGCCTGTAGATAATTTTTCCCAGCCACCTATTTTTTCTACGCGGCCTTTTCTAAATCTAATTTTATCGCCGTCAACCCAACCACCTTCGTTTGCGTAATCGGTTTCTTCCTTATTTATTCCAGGCTTAAAATTTATTTTTGATAGCGGCATAATTTAATGTAAACATTGCTACTATTAAGCTAATCTTATAATTGCACCAGTTGCTGTAGCACTTGGGAAAACAATCGTAAAATCTCCAGCTGTAGATGTTTTGTCGCCGCCAAAATCTATAGCTGCAACAGCTTTATCAGAATTTGTGTCGTTATATATTAGACACCCTCTTGCTGTTACGGTTGCGTTACTAAAAGTTAAATCTGCAAAATCACACAAAGCAGTAGTACCAGAAGTTACTGGTGTTACGTTTGTTAATGCTGATCCTCCAGCTGTGTAGTTAGTCCCAGTTGCTTGACCAGTTGTAACGTATGCTGTAGTTCCTGCTCCTAGTGTAGCCGAGCTAGTATACAAAGCTAACTTAAAAGAGTTGCCACTTGATGCTGTAAAGTTGTGAGTGCCCACTAAAAGCTCTTGTTTAAAACTTGTACATATTGCCGATGTTATTGCCATTATAGCTCCTTTAATATTTTAGCCATGTCGCTGTGGCCTTGTTTTTCTAATAAATTTGCATAAGTCGTATTTTGCGACTTAATTGCATTTTTCATACTATGTAAGATTACAGTATAAACTTGATTTTGAAAAGCCAAAGCCTGCTGTTTGATATGCTCTGGTGCAGTCTGTGAATAGTCACATATTTTCTTTGTTGCCTGAGCCGCCCAAAACTCTGGATCATGTCCTTTGTTTTCAGTGGTTGTTACACCCACACTGCCTAATGCAAAATCGCTTTTTACACTCATCCTTTGTAGGGTTCTGGTGGAGCAATGTCTTCATTTATTTTTAAACCATGCTTTTCTAATTCATCATTTATTTCATCGTATGGTCCAATAATAAATTTACCTTCATGCGGTATTGCAACTAATGGTTTATCCAATCTATGAAAACCATACAGCTTTTCATTTGCTGGCACGTTTGAATCTAATACTGTAGATCTTCCGCTGATACCTATTAGTATGTCAGCTGCCATACACTTGCTAATCCAAAACTCAACACAAGCTCTACCAGCTTCTGCAAAGTGCATGTTTTCTTTGTAAGAAAAATCAATACCAAATAGATCTAACTGTCCTACTTTATTATGCAAGGCAAAAGCTATTGCATAAGCTACTGTATTGTTTAGATATGCACACTTTGTTGAGTTGCAGACATCTTCTAAAGGATACATAACTGGATTATTTATTCTCGGATCTAATTCACAAGTATAAACAGGAGCATCACAATTTGTTAAAACTTCACACATAACAGGTGTTTGTGAACCAGCATCATTACTATCAAAAAACCTACTTGCAGGATCTAACATAAAAATTCTATCTGATGGATAAACAGCTGCTGCTGAATTAATACACCATACCTCGTCCCAGGTACGGCCATTTTCTCTGCCTATGGCAAAATCAACTTGTGATATGCCAAGTCCTATTAGAGCAATTTTCTTGCCCTCTAAAGATTCTATTCTACTCATTAGCTTACGCTAGATCGGACTGAATCGTATCTGTATTCGTCGCGTGTTCCACGACCTTCGGATGTGTTTTTCATTCTGGCTACCGCCTCCTTAAAGCGTCCCTCTAATTGCATAACAACGTCAGATGGCTCTTTAAGAAAAATTGCACCCTCTACCAAAGAACCATATAACAAAGCGTCAGAATAGTCTGTGGATAAGAATGTCGTGCCAGAGTCGCTACCAGCAGTCAATGAGACTGGTTTATGTAAATAATGAAGTTCAATCGTATAGTCCGAATCGGGCATAGGTGAAACTTCAAATGCCGCATCATCAAATAACGAGTAATATTTCGGCTTGGCCCTTGTGGTACCAGACGAATATTCCTTAATAAATGAAGGATGTTTAAAGTCTAAGTAATCGTATGTGTCTGAGCTTATTACAGCCAAACTCATAGGAGCATAGAAATCTGTTGGTGTAGCCAAGAATCTGTTGCCAGTAGTTACTGTGCCCTGGACGTTTTTTCTTTGTTCTGGTAATTGAACAAATGAAAATATACGATCCTCAGCTTCTTGTATAAAAGTTGGTAACTGATTTGTAAAAGTAGTTTCAGATACTTCCAGATAGTCTTGAATTGCTGTTTTAAGTGTGCCGTATGTAAAACTCATGTTGTTACCGTTACCTCGCCTACGCTAGTAGAAACTGAAAAAGTAGTTAAAACCGATCCCAGTTTTCCATCGCCTACATTAGTATAAACTAAAAATTTTGAATTATCGTCAGCTTTATCTGGTCTAGCATTTTTTACAGCTTGCGGATCATCTGGAGCTGGCTTTGGTTCTAACTGTGGATGTTTAGGATCCCACTGATCTGGGCCGACTAATAAGCCATCCCAAGTTTTACGCATGTCCTGGAGCTTATATCTAAAACCAGATATATCACAAATGCCATAAGAAAATTTACCAGATGCGAAAGCCATTATGCGTTGTTATAACTCCTCAGACTAGGCGATACTCTAAATGATGCTCTGTCCTCGTCTGTAGATAAAGCTCTTTGGAACTCTTCTTCGTATAAACTTTTTAACATACTGGTTCTATCTGGCGCTCTTTTTAATGAAATGTAGTAAGCCAAGCCAGCTGCTAAACAGGGATAAAACCTAAATGGCATGTCCATAGTATTTGCACCAGCGTCGGCATCATCCATTCTTGTAAGAACATTCATGTAAACCGTATAAGTGCTAGTTTTATCTGGTACGGGCCATACTGTTAATGTTGGTGTAGTTTGCTTATCTATCAAAAATTGATTTGGCTTACCTGTGCTGGATTTTGTTGTTATATGTGAATACTCAGCTCTACTTAATCTGGTCATTGGAAGATCTGTTGTTTCGGATCCTTGAGTTTCTCTTATGTAAACATCTAAAACATCGATTGGAGCTGTAGCATTGGTGCTATCTATATTGTATGTGCTAGTTCCTTGAACCATAGCAACTGTTTTTTCTTTAACAGTCCATTGGTTAAGACCTCTGTTGGCCCACTCTGCAAGCATTAAGTTCAGACTTCTGTTTGCGCTTTTAAGAT